CGCGGCGGCCGGAGTTCCCCACGCTGGGCGGCAAGGTCGCCAAGGTCATGGAGCGCCTGGGCTACACGCCCATGCCGTGGCAGCGGTACGTGTGGGACGTCTCCATGGAGCTCGACCCGGCCACCATGCGGTTCTGGTACCGGCACGTCGGCCTGTCCGTCCCCCGGCAACAAGGCAAGACCCAGGGCCTGCTCGCGGTCAAGGTCCACCGGGCGCAGGCCTTCAAGCGGCAGCGGATCATCTACGCCGCGCAGAACCGCAGCATGGCCCGGGAGCGCTGGGAGGACGAGTTCTGGGCGACGATCGAGGTGTCCCGCCTCGCGCGCCGGTTCGTCATCCGCAAGGCGAACGGGCACGAGGCGATCATCAGCCGCGCGACCCGCTCACGGATCGGCATCACGTCCAACACGGAGAAGGCCGGCCACGGGCCGCCGTTGGATCTCGGCGTCATGGACGAGTACTTCGCCGCCGAGGACGACCGCTTGGAGCAGGCGTTCTCTCCGGCGATGCTGACCCGGCCCACCGCTCAGCTGTGGTGGGCGTCCGCCGGCGGCACGGAGAAGTCCGTGCCGCTCAACAAGAAGCGCCAGGCCGGGCGCGAGCTCATCGAGGAGCTGTGGCGTGCGGGCCTGCTGCCGCACGACTTCCCGCACACGGCCTACTTCGAGTGGTTCGCACCGGACGACCTGGACCGTGCCGACCCGGCGACCTGGTACGCGACGCTGCCGGCGCTCGGTTTCACCGTCACCGAGGACGTCATCCGGCACGAGCTGATCACCATGGACCCGGGGGAGTTCGACCGGGCCTATCTCAACCGGACGCGCAGGAAGGTGCCGCCCCCGGACGCCAACGTGCCTGCCGCAGCGTGGCCTGCGCTGGCCGACGGGGAGTCGATGCCGAACCGGGAGTTCCTCGCGTTCGCGGTCGACGTCTCGCAGGACCGCGCGTACTCGTCCATCGGCGCCGCCTCGCAGCGCGAGGACGGGCACATGCACCTGGAGCTCCTTGACCGGCGCCCGGGCACGGACTGGGTGGTGCCCGCGCTCGTCCGGCTGTGTGCGCTGTGGGACCCGTTGGTCGTCGCGATCGGCTCGACCGGGACCCCGGCCGGATCGCTCATTGACGACCTGGTGGCCGCCGGCATCACCACGCCGGAGGACAAGGCCGAGCCGCACCGCGGGCATCTCGCGGTCGTACGGACGAACGACTTCGTCGAGGCCTGCGGGCAGATGGCCGACGCCATGAACCAGGCCACCGCCCGCCACCGCGACCAGGCCGACCTGACCGCGGCGGTGATGGGCGCCCGGTCGCGGCGCGTCGGCGACGCGTGGGTCCTGGACCGTACGGCGTCGCTGACGGACGTCAGCCCGTTCGTCACGGTGACGCTCGCGCGCTGGGCGCTCGTCTCCAAGGGGCCGCATGTGCTTGACGACTACGACCCGCTGGATTCGATCTACTGAAGGAGGGGCGTAGTGCGCGAGCGAATCACGACCGCGCTCGACACCGTCGGCCTGCTGCTTGTCGCGGCCGGGGCGGGCGCCGGGGCGTTCCGGTGGCTGGGGTGGGCGGCGCTCGCCGTCAGCGGCGTAGTGGTGCTCGGCGGGTCCTGGCTGGCCGCAGGCGCCGGCGGGCCGAAGAGGAGTCGCAGGTGAGTCTCTACCGCCGCCGCGACTACGCGGGCGCCACCGCGGACCAGTTGGTCCCGCCCCGCCCGCCGCAGGGCGGGGGCGCGGCGCTGGTCACCAACGAGACCGCGATGCGCAACAGCGCGGTGTGGGCGTGCCTGCGGCTGCGCGCCAACCTGATCTCGACCATGCCCGTCGATCTGTTCCGCAAGGTCGACGGGATCCAGGTGGAGGTGCCCAAGCCCGCCGTCCTGGTCACCCCCGGCGGGGACGAGGTCGAGATGCCGGAGTGGATGTACAGCTCTCAGTTCGACCTCGACCGCTCGGGCAACGGTGTCGGGCTGATCACCGCGCGGGACGGGCTGAACCTGCCGGCGCGCATCGAGCTGGTGCCGTCCAGCGACGTCACGGTCCGGATGCGCAAGGGCAAGAAGACGTACCGCATCGCCGGCACCGTCTACCAGCCGAACGAGGTGTGGCACGAGAAGCAGTACACCGTCCCCGGCCTGCCGGTCGGCTTGTCCCCGGTGGCGTATGCGGCGTGGTCGATCAGCGAGTACCTGTCCATCCAGCAGTTCGCGATGGACTGGTTCCGCAACGGGGCCGTCCCCTCGGCGCACCTGAAGAACACGGCGAAGACGATCACGCCGGGGGTGGCCGAGGAGACGAAGCAGCGCTTCAAGGCCGCCGTGGCGGGCCGGGACCTGTTCGTCACCGGCAACGACTGGGACTACGAGATGATCCAGGCCGAGCAGGCGGGCGCCGACTGGATCGCCGCCAAGCAGTTCGGCATCGGCGACATCGCCCGGTTCTTCGACTGCCCGTCCGACCTGATCGACGCCTCGGTGTCCGGCAGCTCGGTCACCTACGCCAACATGACGCAGCGCAACCTGCAGTTCCTGGTCATGTCCCTGGGCCCAGCCGTCGCGCGCCGCGAGAACGCGCTGAGCCGCCTCTCCTCGCGCCCGCGGTTCGTGAAGCTGAACCGCAACGCGCTGTTGTCGATGGACCCGCAGACGCAGGCCAGCGTGATCAGCACGCGCATCACCTCGCGCACGCTCGCGCCGTCCGAGGCCCGCGCCCTGTACGACCAGCCCCCGTTCACCGAGCAACAGATGGCCGAGTTCGACCGGCTGTTCGGCAAGGGCGCTCAGCCGACGCCCACCACCGCGACCCCGCAAGCAGGAGGAGCACCCAAATGACCGACATGGCGACCCTGCGGCAGCAGGCTGCCCAGGCCCGCGCCGGCGCCGCGGGCTCCACCTCGATGGCCGTCCCACGCGACCGTCCCGAGTCCCCGGAGATCCGGTTCACCTCCCAGCTGCGCGCCAAGAAGGTCACACGCGACGACGGCATGGACTGGTACGAGGTCGAGGGCTACGCCTCTGCGTTCGAGCAGGGCTACGAGATGTACGACTGGTACGGGCCCTACACCGAGATCGTCAGCGCCGGGGCCGCGGACCAGACCCTGAGCGAGGACCCGGAGGTGGTGTTCCGGTTCAACCACGCCGGCACGCCGATGGCCTCGACGAGGAACGGCCGGCTGACGCTGTGGGCCGATACCCAGGGCCTGGGGCAGCGCGCGTTCCTCAACCCCAAGCGGTCGGACGTGCAGCTGCTCGTCCAGGCCATCGAGGACCAGGACGTGCGCGAGCAGTCGTTCATGTTCCGGATCACGTCGGGTCAGTGGTCTCCGGACTACCTGGAGTACCGGATCAACTCCTTCGATCTGGAGCGCGGTGACGTCGGTCCGGTGACGTACGGCGCCAACCCGCACACCTCGGTCGCGGCCCGGTCCGGGGAGTTCCTGGACGCGATCCCCAACCTGCCGCCGCTGGCCGCCCGTGAGGCCTACGCCCGCCTCGCCCTGCGCTCCGATCTGACCGGCGTGCCCGCGTTCGTGCCGCAGATGCCGGCGCCCGCGCGTGCGACAGTCCCGGCCGCCACCGGGCGGTCGATCTCCATGCTTCGCACTCGGCTCCTCGTCCAGGCCGACGAGGACTGAGCCTTTCCAGACACAGCGCGCGATCCGGCAGGCGCCTGGACGCGCAGCCCTGTGCCGCCCGGCAGATGACCCGGGTTGGGCCGTGGCCCCGCTGTAGCTGCACCCAACGACCCATCTGTACGGAGGGAACACACCCATGCCCGGAACCATCGACGACCTGATCGCGAGCATCGAGGTCGAGCTGGAGGCCGCCCAGAAGCGGCTGAAGAAGTGCGGCGCCGAGGTCACGCTGATCCTCAACAAGGCGCAGGAGGAAGGCCGTTCGAACCTGAGCACGGAGGAGGACGCCCGCGTCGCCGAGCTGTTCGCCGCGCGCGACCAGGCCCGTAACGACATCGTCGGCATCGAGAGCAAGCTGGCCACCACGAACAAGCTGAAGGTCGAGGAGCAGGAGCGGGAGGCGAAGCAGAAGGAGTTCCGCGAGACGAAGACCCGCACGCCCGCCTACGACCAGGTCGCCCGCGTCGGACGCGAGGAGCGGACGTACCGCAAGGACCAGGACCCGCTGGGCAAGAGCTTCCTGATGGACGTCTCCCGTCAGTTCCTCTACCAGGATGTCGAGGCCTCCTTCCGGCTGGCCCAGCACATGCAGGAGGAGCGCGTCGAGCGGGCGGAGTACCTGCAGCGAGCGGTCGGTACGGGCGCGTTCGCGGGCCTGACCGTGCCGCAGTACCTCACCGACATGTACGCGCCCGCCGTCGCGAACCTGCGGCCGTTCGCGGACACCTGCAACCCGCACCCGCTGCCGGAGTCGGGCATGTCGGTGAACATCTCCCGCATCACCACGCCGTCCAGTGCCGCGCTGCAGGCGTCGGAGAACAGCGCCGTGTCCGAGACCGACATGGACGACACCCTGCTGACCGTCCCCGTGCAGACGGCGGCGGGCCAGCAGACCGTGTCCCGGCAGGCGATCGACCGCGGTACGGGCATCGAGGACGTCACGATGCAGGACCTGATCAACCGGGTGAACACCAACCTCGACTCGACCCTGATCAACCAGGCGACGACGGGCCTGTCGGCGATCGCGCAGGCCGTCGCCTACACCGACTCCTCCCCGACGGGCGCCGAGCTGTACCCGAAGATCCTGGGCGCGGCTGCCGGCGTCGAGCAGAACCTGCTCGCGATGGGCCGCCCGTCGCACGCGGTCATGCACTCGCGGCGCTGGTACTGGCTGTCGAGCCAGATGCAGAGCGTCTGGCCGATGATCAACTGGTCGAACCTGCCCGTGCAGGCCGCGGGCAAGGCCGACGCCGCCAGCTCCTACAACTCCGGCCCGCGCGGTGTGCTGCCGTGCGGCCTGGAGGTCATCGTCGACAACAACATCCCTACCGGACTGGGCGGCGGCACGAACGAGGACGAGCTGTACGTCGTCCCGCAGTCCGAGTGCCACCTGTGGGAGGACGCCAACGCTCCCATGTTCATCCGTGCCGAGCAGGCCAAGGCCGCAAGCCTCGGCGTCCTGCTGGTCGCCTACTCGTACTTCGCCTACACCTTCGGCCGGTACACCAACGGCATGCAGAAGGTCGGCGGCACCGGGCTGGCTCAGCCGACGTTCTGACCCCGTCCGGGCCCGGCAGACCGC